TGTTTTTAAACCTAAATCTTTGACTACGCCCATCTATGATTTTAACGATTACAACACATTGGCTAAAGGCAGATGGCGTATCGTTGTTTGGGACAGAAACGATAACTTCTGGTTGGTAGGCGAGGAATATGGTGCAGATGCGACAACTGGAGTTGAAAACTTTGGTACTGCATTAGGCGACCCTCGTAACTATTCAGTTACTTTTGTTGCTAGTGAATCAAACCCCCCAAGACCATTGGACTCTACAACTTATGCTGGTTTGAGTACAATCTTTACCGCAGATGCAACACCTGTGTAATTGATATTTGATTTAGATTTAGGAAGCCTCCGTAATTGGGGGCTTTTTTTTTCTAACAAAATCCGTATCTTTCGTTATATTGTATATGTACATCAAGCCGACTGATACAACAATTTTTATTTACCCATTGATTCCCTTTCCAGCAGGGAACATAACATTGGTGGTTGTACATAAATTGACTAAGATTCAAGTATCCCTTACTCAAGCGTATTCCAGCACAAACTCTGGAGTTCAATTAACTTTGCCAAATATGACGGCTATCAGCGATGTTTCAAATAATCTGGATGAATTGGTTGTGCGTTGCTTTGATGGAACTAATACATTGTTTTACGAGATGGTAAACAGATGGGTAACAAATTCGCCTAATATCTTGCTTAATCGCAAAACATGGACTGCTACAAATAACAATACAAAAGAATGGTTAACACTATAAGCAATAGCAAAATTCGAGTACTGAATTTAAGTACCTATACTACGCCTAGCATCATTGAACGCAAGAACAAGTTATGGGTAGAATATGGAGACGATAACGATTACTATGGATATCTGATTGACATGTTTCATGGTAGCCCTACCAATAATCGTTGCGTCAAAGGAATAGCCGACTTAATATATGGTCAAGGCATCGATGCCAAGCGTAGCAATAGAAACTTAGGTGCTTATGTTGAATTACGCAAATTGTTTGACGAAAAATGCCTACGCAATGTAGTCATGGATTTAAAATTGTTAGGACAAGCGTGTTTCCAAATTGTCAAAACAAAAGATAAAAAGAAAATCGCTAAGGTTTATCATTTTCCCATCCAAACAATCAGACCAGAAAAATGCAATGACAAGGGCGAGATTGATGCGTATTACTATTTCCATGATTGGACACAATTAAAAAGAGGTCAAGAACCAAAACGCATCCCAAACTTTGAGTTCAATCCAGAGGCACCAGAAAGCCTACTTGTTATTCGCCCCTATTCGACTGGTACATTTTATTTTAGTCCAGTTGATTATCAAGGAGGTTTACAATATGCGGAACTCGAAACTGAAATTGCCAATTACCATATTAACAATATCAAAAATGGCTTAGCACCATCCATGTTGATTAATTTCAATAATGGTGAGCCACCAGAGGAAACCAAGTTATCAATCGAAGGGGCTATCATGAGCAAATGGTCGGGTAGCAGTAACGCTGGTAGGGCGATTATCTCGTGGAACGATTCAGCAGATACTAAAGCCGATATAACTGCGGTGCCTTTGAGCGATGCTCATAACCAATATCAGTTTATGTCGAGCGAATCGCAGGACAAAGTTTTGGTGGCTCATGGAATTACAAGCCCATTGATTTTTGGTATTAAAAATACAGCTAATGGATTCTCGTCTAACGCAGAGGAACTCAAAACAAGCATCGTTTTATTTGACAATATGGTTATTCGACCATTTCAAAATATGATCTGTGAGGCGATGAACATGATTTTGAGTTATCAAGAGGTCAATCTTGAACTTTATTTTAAGCCATTGAATCCTTTGCAGGGAGACGAGTTAATGACTACTAACGAGGATAAGGATTTTGCATTTAAATTCTCAGACCAAATAGGAGTTGACATGAACGATTCTAGTGTTGAACTAGAGGAAACATATAATGATTATCCAGATAGTGCAGTCAATAATGCAAAACGAGCAGTTAAATATGCGGAGGAAAATGGTTGGGGCGAATGTGGAACTGGCGTTGGAAAAGCACGAGCCCATCAATTAGCAAACAAAGAAAATATCAGCCGAGATACTATTGCTCGTATGGCATCATTTCGTAGGCATCAGCAAAACAAGGATGTTCCGTATACTGAGGGATGCGGAGGATTAATGTGGGATGCGTGGGGTGGCGAATCTGGAATTGCGTGGGCAGAACGCAAACTAGAACAAATCGATAAAAAAGATTTATCATTAGCAGTTGACAATCCTTGTTGGGATGGTTACGAAATGGTAGGATTTAAAACTAAGAACGGAGTTAAAGTTCCTAATTGCGTACCTATTGAACAAGCCAAAATCAATCGTAAATCGATGGCTATGTCTGATAATGACGAAAACGATTGGTTGTTACACCTTGCAGATAAGGGCGAAAAAATTGACGAGAGCGAATGGGAACTGGTAGACATATCGCCAGTAGAAAATACTGATGACGAAGCCGATATCCATTCTAACAAATTTGAGTTCTTTAAACGCTTTGCAGAGCCAAACGCTAAGAGTACGGATGACAAGGGTATTTTTAAGATTCGTTATCGTTATGGACCAGACAAATATTCTAGCAATAGCAGGATTTTCTGTAAGGACATGGTTGCCAATCGCAACTTAAATGTTGTTTACCGCAGGGAGGACATTTTGACTATGGGTGACGAAGGCATCAATGGACAATTTGCACCAGCAGGAAAATCATCGTACTCAATCTGGAAATTCAAGGGAGGGGTTAATTGCCACCATTACTGGGAACGATTGACCTTTAAACGCAAACAGACGGCAGGGAAATTCTTGCCTTTGCAACCTAACGAAATTGGTACCGATGAACGAGATTTAGAAAATTATCGCAAAGTGCCGAATCTGGAGGCTACTGCATCGGGAGTTCCCTTTAGCCCACCAGCATGGAGTAAAGCCAAAACAAGACCTATTGATATGCCTAATAACGGAGGATTAAAGAAATGACACCAAATGACATTGTACTGCTAGTAACGACAGACGATATTTTTAAGTATACATCGTTAAATGGGAATGTCGATGTTGACAAGATAACACCATTTATTAAGGTGGCTCAAGATATCGAAGTACAAGAGGTTCTTGGAACAGTCCTATATCAGAAAATCCTTACTGATGTTCGTACTACTGGATTATCTGGCAACTATTCTACATTGGTATCACAATATGTTCAGCCGATGCTTATCCATTATGCCATGAGTGATTTTTTGCAGTTTCATGGCTACGAAATAAGCAACGCAGGGATATTAAGGAATAGCCCAGAAAACTCTCAGTTACCAGATAAAAGCGAAATCGATACTATCGTGAGCAGACAAAGAACGATCGCTGAAACCTATCGTCATCGCTTGATTTCGTACTTGACTTATTATCCTCAATATTTCCCAGAATATACGGCAAACCAGAATGATGGAGAATACCCAACTACTAACCCAAATAACTATTGTGGATGGAACCTATAAAAGTACCTTACAAGCCCAAAGAGGAAAAATTCAATAAACTCAAATCGTACTATACTAAACTAAAAAAAAATGAAAGCAAAACTGATAAAAAACATTCAAGTTACTTATTTGGTAAATCACAATGAGCGTAATCAATTTCATTTTTGGATTGACGAAGATGCGGTAGAATCTCTAGTACATAGTTGGGTTTCTGATATACCCGAAAAAGATAGCGATTCTGTTTACATAGGAATTAATCTAAGTGACCATAATGCTGAAGCACAAAAGGAGGCTCTGTCGCTTATTTTAAAGCGATTTGAGGGTATCGAGGTTCTTTTCCCTATGGAGATATCAAAAGAACAAAAGAAAGCCACTAAATCGCCTAAAAAAGAGGCACAATGAGAAGTGCAATTTTTATATTGGCGATCGTACTTAGCGGATGTTCGGCACAATGGCATATTAAAAGAGCCATCGCCAAAGACCCAAGTATATTGACAGAGAAAATTGTAACTATATTAGACACTATTATTGTTAAAGAGGGATTCCAGAGAATTGATACCTTTGTAACTAAAGAAGTCGATACACTCTTAATCCATGAAAAGGGTGTAAATACGCAGATAATTC